GTTTCCATAGCATCTACCAGTCCCGTAACAATTAGGTCTGGGCCGTCATTGCTGTAAAAGAACCTGTAGGGGTCATTAGGATTTGATGAAACTTTTTCAGCACCTTTTCTAGAGGCTTTGATTCTTGCAAAAGTACCGCCCTGCCGTTGTGTGTCTCCAATACGGTCTTGGTAGCCTTTCCGTGCTGTTAGCAACTTAGCAAAGCCTTCTGGGTCTTGACTCTCAACAATTTCATCCATTGTGTCAGCCCACTGCTGGAACTGACTGCCAACTTCTGGTTTGTTAACTTTGTAACCGTAGTCTCTAAAAGCACGACGCATCACGTCTACTTCGTCTAGAGTTACGTTTCCAAATATGTTTAGTCCGCCGTGTTTTTGAGCCATCAAAGCAAATTCTAAGGGGTCCATACTTGCTACTTCAGCAGGGTCCATACCCCCTATTTTGGGGTCTATGAGCAAAGCTTCTAGTGCTTCTTTAGTATCTGGCCCTATGGAATCATAGGCTCTTTGAATCATACCATCAAAAACTTTCTGCGCTTTTCTGCCTAGCGCACCAGATAAGAATGGAGCGTTAGGACCAAACAGTTTCATAATGTCGGATTCACCAGATATAGCCATCATACGTTCGACTGCCGGAGATATATCTACACCCGGCCTGCCTACTTGAAACGCTCTAAGAGCATTATAAGGAATATCGGCTTGTGCAGTAAGTAACTCCAATTGACCATCTACAAGGTCTTCTAGCGCAGATTGTGTCTGAACTTCGTGGGCTATTTTATCTCCACGTAAACGTTCTATATTATCTATGCGTTTGGACATACCTTCAGTCCACGCTTCAGCAGTGTCCCGAATAATCTTTTCTTCTTCAATTTGAGTTAAGACCCGCCCATATTCTTCTTCTTTTAGTTTTGTTTTTAAAGATATAACATTGTCAACATAGTCAGAAGCTAGTGGTATTCCTAAATTTGAAACCGCTATCTTTTCGTACCTAGTTAGAATTTCATTGATTTCATTGAAACCTTCTTCGATGTCTACTTCGTTTTGTGCAAGAACGTTTCTGGTTTGCTCTATCAGTTCGCGAACAGGTCCTATCTTTTTAGCATCGCCATTTTGCAAAAGGTTGTTTTCAAAATTATCTAAAGCGGTTCGTGCTTGTGTTACCTGTCTTCTCATTTCTTTATTTATGTCAAATACAGGGCTGAGATTGAAGCCCTTCGTCTTACGCATATCTAATTCGCCTAGTGCTTTAGCTCTCATAGCGGCTAAAGGAGCAAGACCACTGGCTTCTCCAAAACTTATCTGAAAATCTTTTTGGGCTTGCATACGAGCCGCACCCTCTGGGAATGCTTTTAAGATTCTATCCTGAAGGTCTACATAACCTTGTAGGCTGGACCCCAACATCTCTTTTTGGTCATCATCTAGATTCTTCAAGTATTTTATGGCACTGTTTACTTCTGCCCGTTCTGTCATGTTCATGTTCCGCCCGTACATGGGTTTGAACACAAGTTCTTCGTAGTCTGCAACGGATGTGTCACCTAACGTAACAAAGTTTTTTGTTTTGCTATAGGTATGAGCAAGAAAGTTCATACCGGTCACGGTTCCAAACCTAGACGAAGACAATGGACGTAGCGCACGGTCACCTGCAAATCCTGTGAATGCCTTTGCACCTGCGCCGACTTTACTACCTAAATACTTTGTGAGTCTTGTTCCCCCTACAAGCATAGGCACCATGCCTGCAATCTCTGCAGTCTGGGGTTCCATTCCAAATGCACCTGTTAGAAACTGTCTGCCAGCCCACTGACCACCTGATATAATTAAAGTATCCTTGAGTCCCGGTGTAACCAGAGGCATGATTTCATTTGAAATCACGCTACGGTACTGTAGATTTCTAAGATTATCGTATTCAGATTGAGCAATTTTAAATTCTGTACTGTTTTCTCGAACTCCACGCAACCTCATGTCATCAAGCTTTTGCCCCGCTTTTTTTCTTTGTTTTGACAGCGATTTTAGTTGAGTTTTTATAGCCCCCTGTTTAATACCGAAGGTCAGCAAATCTTCATTTATACTGTGCTTAATTCCTTGGTCTTTTATAATTTCGAACGCAGTCTTGTAATCCTTGACACCTTTCATCAATCCGGGATTGTCAGCTACAATTTTTTCTAGTTTGCGAACTTCTTTAGCAGCCTTAAAAGTTTTTCCCGCATTTAATGCAGGGGCAATAGGCACTAGGTTTTCAAAAGCTATAGCACCATACTGTTCTAAACGGCTCATCTTATCAAAGGCAACATCGATTAAGCCTTGCGCTGTTTCCTCATCAACATGGTCCTTTAAAATACGTTGTCCACCAACCTCGTCGAACACTATGGAGTTATACTGCTCTACACTTATAGTCTCGTTATCCAGACGTTCTTTAGCAATTCTGCGAACCTCTTCGTTAAAGAAGCGAGCAGCACTAGGAGCATTTATAAAGAAATCACTATTTCTATCTAGAAAATCCAGATATTTATCATTCAAGCGTTGTATCTCACCCGAACGGGCTGTCCACTCCTCACCAAAAGACGTTCCTTTTTCTTTAGACGCTCTGTACGCATTGTATGCAGCAATACCTGCACTCCCTAAGTAGCCGGGCAGACCTATCAGTCCTCTTTCAGTTTCCGCAAAGCGAGTCATTACATTGTCATAGAAATTACCTGTAGAGAACTCATCTACAAATATTTGACGAACGTTTGAGTCTTTGACTACAGGGCGTAGCAATGCTTCAATCGCCGCTCGTCCGTTTGTGTATGTATCAATTGCGTCTAGTTCATCAGGGTCTGTAATATCACTAGGTACAACCTGCGTTGTTGCTGACGGGTCCATGAACGCAACCATAGGTGCATCCGTAGTTTTCATCTCCGGCTCACCAAAGAGCGTTAGAAGACCCTCTACTTCATTACGAGTTCGTTTGTCTGTTTCAACACTGCTGGCTAGTTCTGGTGGGATAGTTGTTGGGCCTAGCGTAACAGGGTTCCCTGCTTTTAAATCTGCAATAACAGACTCTACCGTTTTAGGTTCTTGTTGTTGTACACGACGCTCTAAGTCAGCTTGGACAGGTCTACGCAAGGTCTTTACCTCTACAGAAGTACCTGTAAGCGGGATAGGAATTTTAGTATCTTTCTCTACCTGTACACTAGGTTCCGGTTTTTTAGGGGCTACAGCAGCAGCAGTATCCGCGTCTTCTACTACAACAGGCGGCTTATCTTCTACAGGAGCATCTTTAGAAAGTTCAATAGAAACACCTTCACCTAAACCCGCTTTAGGTTGAGGAGTAATAGGCTTCGTATCTACACGAACCCCTCTGCCCTCTTGGGGGTAATACTCATAAGTGTCCCCGGCGGCATTAGTGATAATTTCTACTTCTCTTTGTGCTTCAGCCATTTGCGTTTCCTTAATCGTCTAAGTTTCCTGCGGGTACAATAGTGCCGTCTTCTTCAATATAGACAACTTGACCACCTACTATTCCTACTTTTAAGGCTCTTCCTTGATGGGTTTTTGGACTTGGTTTGAATCCACTTTGGTCTGTAACAACGTTAGGTTTACCTTCTGATGGTGTTTCCGCGTTGGGTGCAGCAGATGTCGGAGGGGGGGTTTGTTGAGACACTGTAGGTTCTGGAACCGCAGGCTTCAACCGCTGTATGTTTTTGTGGGCTGTTAGAAAGCGAGCATCCGCAGGGCTGAATCCATCCATGTCAGTCAGTATGTCATATATTGTCTGTTGGGATTTTTGTTCGCGGGTAAACTCTTCGATAACAACGTTTAGTTTTGCTTGAATTGTTGCGGGAGTGTCTAGCCAATCTCCACCTAGACGACTTAATTGAATTTCAAAATCTTGGTTGGACAAACGACCAGACGGGTCTATGGCTCGTGCCATTTTTGCAGCCAAGGAAAGTCGGATAGCATCTGCTGCCGAAAGTTTTTCTAGGTTTATGTTTATAATCCCGCTTTTATTTAGTTTGTCTACACTGGCTATAAGGGAGTTTGTAGTCGTACCCTTTTTTAGTTTTTCCGAAAACTCTCCATTAAAATTGAGGTCTTTGTTTTTGTCAGTAAATACCTCTTGAATACTGGCTCCCCAGCCATCTGTAACCTGACCAATTTGAACACCAAGTTTAGAAAGAGTTGATTTAACACTACGAACCAAACCTGTAGAACTAGACACATCCTCACTAGACTCAATAGCAACGAGGTCATTTAAAAGCAGAAAGGATTGAGTTCGTGCGTTCCAAGCGGAAAGAAACTCTTCATAGTCCACTCCTAAAATATCCTTAGACAACTCTTCTTTTGTAACTGTAGCTTTTGCTGTAGCATCCTTCGGTCTATAATAGCTGTACTTACGGTCTGGAAAATTAAACATATTTTCAGGAGTTGACATAAGAAGAGAGGTGGCCTGTGTTAAGGCATACTCGTCCAAAGTACCGTCGGCTTTTTGAAAAGATTCTGTCAACGTGCTTAAAAGGGTGGCGCGGCTTTCAGGAGAAAGAGTTTTAGGGTCCCTCAAGAATGTATGATATCCTGCAGCGTGCATGTCCTTCGCCTTGAACAGAAGATTATACTGTTCGTTAATTAGCTGCTCAGTAGTCTTTGCATTAGCCGCTGCTTGCTCTTCTTTTGAAATAGCTATCATAGGCTTGTACTGAAAACCATTGATAAAGTCCTGTGCGCCTCTATATCCCATGTTTACTGCCATGTCATTGATGACCTGAAAATCATCTGTAGTAAACTTTCGAGACAAGGCTTCGGGAGAGTATCCTGTTACAAAACCCATTGCATCCTTTTGCGCTTTTCGAACTGTAAAGTCCAGCGAAATCATTCCATCTTGGTCGGCTTCTGGTGGGGCATCAATAAGAGAACTGGTAATTCCTAACCTGTTCGCAACTTCAGCAATCCCTGAAAAAGTATCTTCCATATTAAAAGGTGTGAAGTTTTTGACACTGCCTTCTGTTGAGCCTTGCGCTCTCTGTTTCTCAGCAGCGTACATAAGACGTTCGGTATTACGAAGCTGGTCAGCAAAAGACCTAAAAACGTTTTCATCACGCTGGGCTAAGTCTACAAAATTGTTAATGTTTTCTGGATTTTGATTAAACCACGCATTGTGACTGTTTGCCCATAGAGGGGCTGTTTCAGCTTTTCCTACTTTAATGCTTTGACCTGCTGCAGTTGGTATATTTAGAGGACCATATTTATAGCTGGTATCTACGTTATTTATAAGATTAGCGGTATCTATGTCGTCTTCTATACCGCCCATTTTTGCAGCAAGTTTAAGTGCCTGCATATTTGCGTCTTTTTTGCCAGCCAGAGTAAAGAACTGTTGTTGATAAAACTTCTTCTGTTCGGCTTCTTTTTCTTGTTCTTTTATTTTGGTTTCTTGCTGCGCTCGCTTAGTATCAACCCAACCTTTTAGTGCGCCCGTTGCAAATGCTATTCCAATACCCATTATTCAGTCTCCTTTTTAGCTGATAGAAAACCTTTTTCTTCTTCAGGCTGGTCTGGCAGCACACCCAAGCGTATCTTTGCATTGATGTTTTCTTGAATAAATTCGAACATGCGCGGGTTATTATTTTTCATCATGCGGAAGAATGTTTCGTCGTCCATTTCACGTTCTTTACCTGCATTGTCATTTTCGAACAGGCGGTACGGAATGTTTTCTTCTTCTGCTAAGTCAGCAATAAATATAGCCAAAGACGGCTTCATAAGCATACCTACATCAGGGGTAAACATACCTTCCTGAAATCCTTGAAATATGATACCTTCAACAATGACTTCAATAGAAACGCCAACCATCAAAAGTTTTAACATTTCATTTTTTAATTTAGGGTTTTTAATACGGTTAATAGTTTTTTCTAATGCAGCATCGGGGTCAGCATCTTGCGGAGGTTGTCCCCAAGGCCATTGTGAATTGTCCTGAGTTAAAGAATGCCCCGGCGGTGCAGGAGAAAATCTGTCGCCAAAACGCTGGTCAATACTAGCCATCTAAAGATACCTCTTGTGTTGATGTGGTTCGAACACTGGCGGCAGGTGCGGTTCTAACTCGTGGTAAAGAAGATGATTCTAATCCCATAGTTCGTGCGCCTTGCCGTTTAGTCATATATTGTTGAGAAATAGATTGCATATCTGGATTAATGTTAGTCCGTTGAGATAGCCGCTGCATAGCCGCCCTTACATCTGGATTGTTAACACCTACAGGATTTCTAAGAGAAGCTAAACCGGCAACGTTTACAGTAGAAGCTGCTCTGGTTATTTTCGGGGCTTGTCTTTGAGTTTGCCCAAAAGGACCGTCCTTTTTCTGAGATTCTAGATAATATTTGGCTCCGCTGCTTACAAGGTCTCCCAAGTCGCTTCCCAAAAAACTTTCACCATATCCATACAAGGTACTAAGAGCACCGGGAGTACCATAATCTTCACCCATACCGCCGTCCGTACCGGCAAGCCAATCGTAGCCTAGTTCTACATAGCTCCACGCTTCATCGGCAAAATCTGTAATTGAATCCCAAAAACTCATTTAACTATTCCTTTATGTGCTGCTACCGTAGCTTGCTACCCACGATGCGAGCCAGTTACCAATACCTGCTGCTAAGTTATCTTTTTGCTCTTGGCTGTATAGCTTCTCACTGTTCGCGAACTGCATTGCAAGAGTTCCAATATCGTGTTCGCGTTGCAAAGCATTTTCACTCTTTTGAAAATTCCAAGCCGCATTATCTCGATACGACTGCCACAGATTGTTCAAGGCATTCTGGCTCATGTTGTAGGCATTTTGTACGTTTATACGATTTGTTTCGTTTTGAATAGCTGTATTTGCAGTGTTGATGTCCCTGCGCCACACGACATTAGACTGGTCAACCGCGAACTTCATTTGAGCATTGAATTTATCCCGTGAATCTCGCATACTTGCATTAAACTGTGACATTGCATTTGTTTCGGACGTGTTGAATTGCCGCATGGCTGCAACGCGGTTCGCGTTGGCGGTATCAACTTGTGCACCTAGTTCTGCAAAGAACTCTTCTACCTGCAATTCGTTCTTGGCATTGAATTGTTTGCGAGCGTTTTCTTCAGCCGCATCTTTGAACAAGCCTTGAACCAAGCTACTATATGTCAGGGTACTTGCTTTTTGTTCGTTGTCCAAGTTCTTCAAATCCACAGACAAGAATGCTTGTGCATTCGTAACGGCAGCCGTCATGCGGGCATTCAAATTAGCCTTATCCATTGCCGCGAACGTAGCAGCGTTAGCTAGGGCAGTCTGCTGCTTATTGTTCAGGTTCGCTAACTGGATGGTTGCATACTTGTTCGCGTCTTGCTGGGCAATCTGAACCCCAGACTCCATGAGAGCCTGTGTCATTGCGGCAGAGGCCATCGAACTGGCACCCAAACCACGAGCCTGCATAATCGAACCAATTTTGCGAACCGCTGGGGCAGCCCAAGGGGGCATCGGCGCACCACTTTGCAAGGACGACATGATTTGTCCAAGCTGGTACTGGGTTGTTGCCCGTGGGTCTAACTGTTCGGTTGCTGCAGTAGCAATAGCCCCTGCAGAGGGGCCAGCTTGTACACCTGTCATGTCAACGTAGGGACCGGTAGGGGTTAAGGTTGCCCCAGCCATTGGTCCCAAATCTTGAAGCCCTGTTGTTACATCCTGTATTCCCGCGATTTGCCCAACCCCTGCACCGGGGGCACCGGGGGCTGTGGTGGCTAAACCAGAGGTGTCGGCAGTAGCGGTTCCGGCAGTGGGGGCCGCGCCAACGGTTTTACCGGTGGTGTCCATAATTGTTCCGGGAGTTTCCGCAACAAAGGTGGGGGTCACCGTTGGCATGTTCGTGGTATTGCCAGCGGCGGCATTTTCCATTTCTGATACTATGTTTACCATGTCACCCGGATTCCCAAATCTATTATATCTGTTAAGTTCTGCAAAGCTTTCATAGCCCATTTCTCCCGGTAAAACCATCCGCCCCATAAAGCCAGCGGCACGTTGTTTTTTTGCTTCTTCAACTGCCTTTTGGTATTCGGACTTTAAGACTTCTTCCGTGTTCGCAGTTTTTCTCAAATAATCTTGAGGGTCCCCTAGACTTGCGCCCATGCCCGTCCCAGCGGTTATGTTATTGGGGTCGTTAGGAAGTGCGCCAGTCGAAAGACCCGGAAACTGCCCTATTTTCTGCGAACCACCCGGCTTAACATCCACTCCCATGCGGGACATATATGCCTTATATGCGTCTGCCTGTACTCCGCTGCCGAAATTATAAGTAGTACCACCTATATCCATAGGCACCACTACCGTAGCACCCACCTGATTTAGTGTCTTAGCGTATTCGTCAGACTGCTTAAAGGCTTCGTAATTGGGAGCGTCTCTTTCAGTTTTGTAAGCATCTTTATCAAACACACTTTAATCCCTCTGCAAAACCCTATCTAACTTATCCTCAACACGATGCAACGCTTCCATAACCTGACGTACATCGCTGCGAACATCTTCACGGGTTGCGTATTCTTCCCGCGTTTTGTTCAGGAGGATTTCTAGTCGCTTCTGTTCGCGGGTCATGCCGTTAGCCCACCACGCACCACCAGCCACGATTAGGCCAAGTAACATATCTATGAGGCTGGTCATTTCCATTACCCGTTACCAACCGGCAGGTAATTTTTGAACAGTCGGTGGATTAGCAAGGTTCGCAATTTGACTGTCGAGGCTTGCCTGTAGTTCTTCCTCTGTTTGACCCATGCTTGCCAACACCTTCTCTTTGCACCAGTCCTTTGTCACACTGTCAAATGCCACAAAGTTATCTGGGTTAACTTCGCCAGCACCTGCTGTGCCGTATGCTGAAGATGACAAGTAGTTGCCTTCATCATTGGTTTCTGTGTCACTGACAGCGGTGATGCGCCAGTGGATTGTCTTGATTACGTCTGACAAGCCATCTTCAGAAGGGGCTGTGTCTAATGTTGGGAAATCCCAAGTGTATGTGTTAGCCATTATTCGCCGCCCATCTCAGCCGCTTGTGCCGCCAAATGCGCCGCATAAGCATCCTTCACTGCTTGTGTGTGTACCGCTGCACAAATAGCTTGAACCTCTGCGCTTTCGCCTGTGATGTCAGCGTCAGGTGCTACAACGTGCCGTGAAAAGCCACGGCTGATTTCAACGCCATCACGTTTGATAACGGTTGCGGTGCGTACCTGAACGTGCTTGTAGTCACCTACGACTTCGATTTTGTCTTGGATTGCTTCTTCTGTTAGTGTTGCCATTTTTATCTCCTATGGATGGACTGACTACCTGATAATCCAATCAGGTTATTAAACTGCTTCGTAAACAATAGAACCTCTATAAGTTGCGCCATTAACATTAAGGTCTCCACCAGTACAGGTGTTTCGTCCTACTACATAATATATGTCAGTCAAGACTGTATGAAACTGCACATTGTCTGTCATTCGGCGGCCTGAACCAGAATGTCCAAAAATACCGGCTGCTGTAAAGGGTAGTGGAACCACAAAACCAAGAACACCTGACCCTATGGTAGTAATTGTGGCTTCAAAGGCAAAGTTCACTAAAGAACCAATTTTCCTATAACGCCCAGTATATGTTGCTGTTGTAAACGAACCAGAGTTAGCTAAAAGAGTACCGCTTGTAGCCCCCTCCTCGTAGTCATTTAGATTTGAACTAGCCGCACCAAACTCTATGCCATCATTTACTATGCGAACTTGATTTGCTGCTGGTGAATTTCCATTAGGAGCAAAAGCAATAGAGCCACCACTACCACTAGTCGCATACACAGTAGGATAACCTGAACCGTAACTTCCACCCCAAGAAAGGTTAAACCCATCGCCTAATTGAATGATGCCGGATAGGTAGAGGTCTTTGAAGCGACTACTTGCTGTACCAAAACTAATAGTACCATCAGGCGTTGCGCCAGTAGTCATGTTGTGAGGGTATATTAAGTTATTGGTGCTATGGAAGCGAAGGCCCACATCATCATTACCGATGGTTAGATGATTAGCAGTAGTCCCAATACTCCCCACCGTGGTGCCGTCTTTGCGGAATATTGCAATGCTGCCATCACTGGTTTTGCGATTTAACTGAATAGGTGCGCCGCCGTCATCAGTAACAGAGATTGTATTACCAGCAAGTAAGCCAATACCAGCGACATTGTTTTCAGCAGGGTTTGCATTTGTAGTACCCACCAGCAGATTGCCGCTGCTGTCGATGCGCATACGCTCTGTCACCGAACCACCAGCAGGACGGTTAGCAAACTGAATATCTGTTCCTACATTATCGGTAACAGCACCGAAGCGAACGTAGCCAACTGTGCTTACATCACTATTGTAAACATTAAAACTAGCACGACTTCCGCTAGTTATAGAGGAAGATGCTTGCAGCGAAAATTCTGCTGATGACGCTTTTACGTGAAGTGGAACAGATGGACTCGTAGTCCCCAGCCCTAATCGCTGTGTCGAGGCATCCCAGAACAGACCTTGCGTCACGCCTGTGCTGTCGTAGAAGCTGATGTCGCCGTTGATGTCGACAAACATTCTGTTTTTTAATCCAGAGTTTTCCGTTCTAAGTAAAATACCCGCAGAAGAACCGCCTCTTGTGCTGTTGATGCGTAACTTATTGTTACCTGCTGCATCGCCACTAGTGTCAATGGTTCCACCAATGCCCCCTACAGCATCACTAAATGTACTAGTACCATCAACCGTCAGCCCATCAGTTGTCACAGTGCCAGTGACATCCACGCCTGTGGCGGTGGTGGCTAACTTGAGTGCGTTATTATGGAACAGGTTGACAGCACCACCAGTAATGAACTGCGCTTTGTTCTGCGTAACAGCAGCATTTGTTAATGCGATAGTGCTATCTGCGCCAATATAAAGCGAGCCAGTTCCTTGTTCTGTTATTACGCTGTCAGCACCATCATGGTAAATCTGCAAGCCACTGCCAGCACCAAAGATAGCCTTGTAGTTGTTGCCGAAGGTCAGGTCAGCTGAAGACAACGCAACAACCCCTGTACCATTCGGGTCTAGGGTAATATCACCGTTCGTGTCGGTGCTTGAGATGGTGTTGCCGTTGATGTTGATATTGTCAACGTCTAGGTCTGTGTTAATAACTACAGTGCCTGTACCGTTAGGTGACAGATTAATATCGCCGTTAGTATCAGTACTAATAATTGTGTTGCCATTGATGTTGATGTTGTCAACGTCTAGGTCACCTGTGATGTCTACGGCACCCACAGCCTGAATATCATCGAGGTACGCAGTCCCGTCGAGATACATATCCTTGAACTGCAGAGAAACGGTTCCGATATCCAGCGTGTTCGTGGTCTTCGGCTTGATTTCTGTGGCACTTGCAATGAAATCTTGAACCGGACCCAAGACGGTAATAGGCGCACCTTCTGCTGCCGTGCCATCGTGGGTGTGGCCTGTCGATTCATTAAACGCAGATTCTACCGCATCGAACTCACCATCGAGGTCCGAAGCGTTGATGATGTTGCCATCTGCAATATTGTTCAGGGTGTCGTTCCTTGTGTAACCTGTACCCATAGTCGTTTCCTTCCGTTATCGCCGCCCGTAAGTGCCGTATTCGAGCGTAGCTGCGTCTAAAGAGTGTGGTGGGTTTGTTGAGTTCGCGCGGAACTGTAACGAAACAACATACCCAGAGCCTACCATTTGGCTCTCAAATAAGCGTTGGATTGTACCGCCGTAACTTCCTGTTCCATAAATAGCGGTTCCATAAAATGCTGGGACATTTGCTCCCGAAGTGTTGTCGAACACGACCGGAGTAGGCTGAATAATTCCAGATTCGTCAAAATCAAACAGCAGGTTCACTTCGCTGAAGAAACTACCATCTGGGTCCGTGTACAAAAACATCTTGTAGATGGTCTTGCGAATCCGGGGGTCGTTTATTGGAATGTACGGGGTTGCAAAGGTTGAGTAAATTTGCGCCCCATCCAAACTATTTCCCGACTCCATCTGGTACACGTATCCAGTTGTGTTCGCGAACACGATGGTTTCAATTCCTTCGTAGAGATTGCTGCTGGCAACGTACGCCTTAAATCCCCGTAGTTCTGCCCAGTTAATCCCCTGCTCTACCTGCGAACCGATAATACCCTGTGATGCGTCTGCCGAAAAGTTCGTGTTGTATCCCAAGAGTCTATATTGGCTCTTCGGTCTGATTACCACGCTACTAAACGACGTGTTGCGGTTCACAAAGTCGGTTACATCGTCCTGTATCGGTTTGGATGCAACAGCAAGGTTGAAATCCCCTACCCGGTCAGTTGCAGACAAACTCCGTATGCCATCTGGTCCCAAGTAAAGTACGTCCCCGCCAATCTCTTGGATTGTGTCGGTTTCGGTACAGCCGGTATCCAGAGTAATAGGCTGAAGCTGAAAGTCCCCAATCGTATTACCTACCAGCCGCTTAATAGACCTCTCACTAAATATTATAAGCTGTTCTCTAAAAATAATCAAGCCCGTAATTGCACTTCCGATATTTATTGTTCCGGCACCACTCGCTGCGGAGAAATCGTCGAAGGTGTAAGGGGCTGTAAACAGCAGGTTCGAACCTTTTGCAAAGAAAAGCTGGTTCTTAAAGTTTGCTACGTGGCCTGCGCCGTTGCCATCCGTAGGAATACCGTCGAGGGCTGTAAAGAAGGTTCCGTCGTACACAAACGGTACGTTGGCACCGTCTACCCCCACCATGTAGTCGGTTCCGCTGTAGTTGAAGTTCGCGAACCGGTGTTTGTCCATGCCGGTACGGTCTACAGAAAGGAACGTCAGGGCTGCGTCGTTCGCGGGGCTGCTGTTCAAGGCAGGGTCGATAGCAAAAGTTGCAGAACCACTGGTAACAGTCACGGGGGCTGTGATAGTATATACGAGGTCTACGCCTGCAATCGTGAACGTGTCTCCAACCTGCGGTGTTCCTGTAATACCGTCTACAACTAGGCTCGTACCGGTTTGCGAACCGCCGTCTACCAAGACAGTACCGTAGTTGGGGGTGTTTATCTTTGTCCACCCCGAACCCGTAGATTTGAACAGGTCTGAACCCCGTGCTGCAATCACTGCGCTTTCGAAGGTGTGTACTCCGTGAATAATACCAGAACCGGACACAAAGGTTACGGCATCTTGGTCAGACGGGTTGACAACCATCGTTTGGTCTAGGGTTAGGGTGGCTCGTTTGTTCACTGAACTAAAAGAGACACCGCCAGATGCAATCGTGTAGCGGAACGATAGAACAGCGTTGTCTAACGGTGCTGTCGTAATTGCAGGAGAAATAGTGAGGGTAGATGCCGTGCCTACAAGGGCAGTTGCCGCACTCACCGTATAGACTGTGGTATCCCCAGCAATAGTAAATGTGTCGTTTGCTGATGGGGCAACGTCCAAGCCGTCTACATCTAGGCTCGTTCCTATTTGTGCCGCACCGTCTACAGCCCCGCCAGCTAGTGAAAACACGTCGGCTGCGGCAGGCTCAGTGTAAATGTTCCCGACAATTAAGGTAGTTCCGCTCTGTCCGTTCCCGTGAACCAGTGGCGCACCATACGGGGGAACTATTGCTGGGTCGTACTTATCATACCCTTGAACCGAACGATACCCACCTTCAATAGACGGTTCGTAATTACGAAGGATACGAGCCGACCCCGGAGCATTGATACCATGCTGCAACGGAGACATGTTCGTGATGAGGCCACCCTTAAATTCGATGGCGTATGTTTGCCAACGGTCCGGCATACTCTACGATGCTCTCATGTAAACGTTTTCGTTGACAGTCACGGTTCTCATCTGTTTAATACCCTCGTCAAACTTACGTTGTGATACAGAAGCCATCTCAATGTTGTCGCGGAACATGTAGGCATAGTACATGGCACCGTCGATAATAACGTGGCGGAACCGTTCTGGAATTGTTGGGACATCCGTTGCAAGAATCAAATCAACAGGGTCCATAAAATATTCGAAGTCTACCTGATAGGCTTTATCGGGCATAGGAACCACGCCCCACTCACCATTCTGGGTGCGGAACACGAACTGAGGGGCTGCACCATTAGCAACAACCGTCTCATCTTCTTGGTCAATATAGCGGTCAACATACTCATCGTAAGATAGTTGAGTTAGGTGTTCTGCACGACCAACCCCAAGTGCAGAGTTCCTGCGAACCCGATAGGTATCAAAGTCCACATACTTGGCTTGGGTCGGAATAGGATATCTAGTAACCCCTGCAGTCAAGGTTTGTTCATATGTGTTGTGATTAAAGGGCCAGCCAAAGTGCGCCTGATTGACGTGGCGAATTGCGGAGTTCACTGCCTCTTTGATTGCGCTATAAAACCCGGCGGCTGATGCAAAGTTCGCAGAGGTTAGCTGCGTCTCATTTAGGCGTTTGGCAACATCGTTGGTTAAGCTGAGATAATCATAGGCCATAGTTACCGGGTCCTTACTTTGAGGTTAACGGAGCGAATAGCTGTGCTGCCTGTGCTGTCTGTCATCG